ATATTAACCGCTTACTGCATTTTTGAGCATATTATATTTATTTACATCTGTTTTATATAATCTTGCCTGTTCAGTTAAGTTAAATGATTCCTTTGCAAATGGATTTTTTTCACCAGCAGCAGTAACAAATTCTGTCTGTACTTTAGTTGTAGTAGCTCCACCTCCTTGAGGTCTTGGATTCTTCTGCACCCACTGAGGCATATTAGACATGGCCCAATCTTTAACTGGGGTTCTGTTATATCCATCAACGACAACTACTGTTCCATCTGCCTCTCTTGATAGTTGATCCTTGCTAATGCGAGATAACACATATTGGGGATCGTGTACCACATCAGCAAGGGCTGTCACTGCTGGGGCTTCAACTTCAAGCTGTCTTTGTCTTGCTTCTAGTTCTTGAATCCTTTTATTTTTTGCCTCTTCTGCGTCACGATATTGTTGTGCCTGTTTTGCAATTGCTTCGTCATATCTGCCCTTTGCCTCAAGTTCTTCTTTTTCTTTCTGTTGTTTAAAAGCAATCAAAGCATCAACATCAACATCTGGCGGTACTGCTTTTGCTGCCTCCTTCGCTTTTTTATAGTCATCTAAAATTTCTCTGTTGCTTTTTCTTAATGCCTCAACTTCTGCCATAAGTGCTGCTGT